AATAACAACTTCTGGCTGACTACCTGATGCTCTAATTGACTTTAAAGTTGAACCCGTCAAACTTCCTGTTGACGCAAAATTCGTCCCATCAAACGTCAGCGCACTACCAGAGGTCAGTACTTTGGAGCCGTTGAGGAAGGTGACTCCGTTGGCTGTGCCGCCTGAGAGGGTAACCGCGCCAGAGATTGCAGCAGTGCCCGTTACGTCTAGCTTTGCCGTTGGGCTGTTGTTGCCAATACCCAGACCTGTGCTGGTCAGGCGCATTTGTTCAGTGCCAGATGCGCCAAGACTCCAGATATGCGCAGTTCCGTCAGCCAAAAGTCTGTAACGGTTTTGGAAAGTTCCGTCAGATACCCTGGAGGAAATTGTCAGGCCCATCCCCGAGGCAGCGCCGCTAACATAGTCGGCCTGAAATCTTAAAATCTGGGGAAAAGGCCAATCGTTGCGGCCTTGAAATTGAAAAAATGGATTGGCGGTAGATGTGCCACTACTTGATCCAATAGACGTAGTTCCGGTAAAAGATGTGGCTCCAGATTGATTAAGCGCTCTAAGCAGGCTTATACCGTTAGTGTCATCGTAAGTAAAAAAACTGCTACTTGACAAAACTTTGCTGCCGTTGAGGAAGGCCACGCCGTTGGCTTCTCCGGCAGACAAAGTAACAGTGCCAGAAGCAGTCAGGTCAGTGAAGTTACCCGCTGCGCCGCCCTCAACCCGCTGCCAGGCCGTGCCGTTAAACGTAGCCCAGTCACCCACCCCCCAGTTGCTGATGCCGTCCAAGGTCGTGGTGCCTGCGACCGACACGATGTAAAAGCTGTTCGCTGTACCAACACCAGATGCCAGCGCGGGCGTGTTGGTGCTTGCGTTCCAAGTGCCTTTGTAGACCAAAGCCGATGAGATCAGATTGATCTGGTTTTGCAGGCTGGTCAGTGTGTCCAGCACGCCTTGGCTGGTGCCGCCGCCGTTGGTGATGACCTTGATTTTCTCAGCCAGATCAGGCGCTACCACTTCACCCACGTTCAGCGATCGGCCATCAGACAGGTTGATGACCAGCGAGCCATCAAAATCAATAAACGCATTGGTGACCGATACGCCGTCCTCACCGTCACTGCCGTCCATGCCGCGTGCGCCGTCCATGCCGCGTGGGCCTGGCGTACCGTCTTTACCATTACGACCGTCCTTGCCGTCGCGTCCGTCCTTGCCGTCGATGCCGTTGCGGCCATCTTTGATGGTAGATACACGCTTTTCAATCACCGTGGTCACACCGTCGTACTTCTCACGGATGTCGTTGTCGATTTTCTTGAGCGCCTGGATGACCAACTGCACGTTGCCCGCAACTTTGCGCTTTTGCATCTTCTCTACGCTTAACATGAAGTCATCAACTTCACTCAACACATTGTCCGCCAAATCGTCAATGTTTGAGTTATTGAAAATTTTATCGATTGCCATTTGTAAGCTCCATGTTCAAAGTTTCGAGGAAGTCATTTTCCGCGTCCACAACATTGTTCTTTGCATTGTTCATCTGCAACTCAACAATCTTGCTCTTGTTCTTGATGTCCGCTTCCTTGAGCATCAACTCAGCGATCTTGACGCGCTTGTCAAACTCGTTGGACTCGTTGCCCGCTGGCAAGTTCTTGGTGGTCGATGCGATCACCTTGGCCTGGACCTCTTGCGGCATCAGTTGCGCCTCGGTCATCAGCTTGGCCGCCTCTGCCCGGTTCTGCTCGGCCTGCGTCGTGTTGACCGCGATCTGTGCCTGCGCCGCTTGCATCGCCAGTTGCTGCTGCGCCTCTTGCATTTGCTGCGCCTTTGGATCGGGCTGGCTCATCTGGTCGAGTGCTGACATCAACTCGTAGCGGTTGGTCAGGCTGGAGTTGTTCAAGATGCCCTTCAAGATCAGCGGCAGCACCGGGGTGTTTGGCCCCAATGTTTGGAGCAAACCAATGAACTGCTGCTGCTCGTACTCGCGGGCTATGATGCCCAGCGTTGCCGTCGGCAAGAAGCGCATGTCCACGCTTGGGTAACGCTCAGGGTCGAACTGCATGTACCTGAACGCCGCTTTTTGGATGAACGGGATCAGAAAGTCTTCTTGGAAGTTCACCAGCGTGCGCTTGTACTTCTTGATGATGGTGGCCACCGCCATGCTCATGCCCGCGCCGTCGCGGTTGCCTTGGCTCACCATACCCTGGCTGTCCAGCGTGCCCGTGGCCTGCAACAACATGCGCTCGAACTCTTTGGCCGTGTTCAGGTTGTTCAGACTGGTCTCGCCGAACTTGAACGGGTACAGAATCTCCGCCGGGTTGCCGTTGACCATGAACGCCTTGCCCGGCTTGACCTCAAACCGTGCCCCGCGTGGCAGGCGCGTGGCGTCCATGCCCATCATGGGGCTGGTTGTCAGCGCCAAGCTGTCTAGGTGTGATCTGACTTGGGCGTCGATCGCCTTTTGCATGTTGTAGGACTTCTCCACCGTGCCACGACCGAGCAATCGGTTGGGCACCGTGTCATCTTGGTAGCTGATGACCGGACGGTCCTTCATCATGTACGGGTTTTCTTCCGCTTTCAGCAGCAGGCCGCCGTTGGCGATCACGACAATCGCCTCCACCATGTCCGAATAGTCCTCGGCAGCCGAGTCGTCGGGGAACAAAACCGCAACGTCTTCGTCTTTTGGCGTCAGGTATTCGCGGGGCACCAGGCCGTAGTACTTCAACAACAGCACTTTTTCGTCGCGGTACTGGCTCATCTCCTGCGTCGGCTCCAGATCGGTGTCCTCATACGTTGGGGTGATGTTCACCTTACGGTAGATGCCCTTCTCGATGCCTTCGACGATCTTGTGGATGCCCACATACGACTCAATCGCCACGCCCATGCAGTCGTCCACAGACGTTCCGTTGGGGTCAAACAAGAAATTCTTGGGGTTGACGGGCATGATCTTGACCGCAATCCGGCTTTTCTCGACCACACCAATGGCTGCTTGGCCCATCTGGCCAGGAATCGCCTGCGTTGCTGGTTCAAACACCTTTTCCGTCTTGACGACGATCTCGCCGATGCCCGTGCCGTAGATTTCGGCCATCAGCTCGATCTGATCTATCGCTTTTCTGATCTTGTCCTGCTTGAAGTCCTCCATGAGCTGCGCTTTGAGCATCTCAACGTCCAACGGGTTGCCGTTAACGTCTTTCAGGTCGTCTTCGATGTCGAAAAACTCGCCCTGGCCGAAAATCGCTTCCATGATCTCCGCGTGCCGGGTCTCCACCGCCTGCTGGGTGGCCGGGGTCACGATCCTTGAACGCTCAGAATCCCGTGTTTTGTCTTCTGCCGCCCACTCACCCCGGAAAATACGCTCGTATTCGAGGTAGTCGTCCAGAAAGTTGGTGTTGCGGTAGTCGCGCCAGCGGTCGCAATGGTCAACGACAAAGGCCGTCAGCTCTTTGTCGTTCTCTGTCGGCTCGTCGAACTCATTTTGATCCATTTTGACCCCTATGTCGGTGGCTATACCCCCGATATTACATCCATCGGCTGCCAGTCCTCGTCATCCGCGTCTTCAAAATAGCTGGTGACGGCCAACTGGTCGATGTACGACAGCGCGTCCGGCAAATCGTCATGGACGCCTTGCGACGGAAACATCAAGAGCTGGTCCACAAACGTGTCCCAGTTCTCTTCGCTGTTCAGGACGATTCTACCGTGTTCAAACCGCCCCTGCAAAGACCAAATGACTCGATCAGTCTTTTTTCTATTGCCGTGGGTTAAGTCAACAATATGCGAATAGACATTGTTTTTTCGCATGAGATCAGAAAGGTAAGGGAGCACCGCATTTTTCAGTGCCCCGCGCTCTATGCCCACACTTAACGGTCTGTAGTCGCGCATTTTGGTTAAGATTTTTGACGCTGTGGCTCGGATATCCCAACGTCCGTGCTCAATCTCTTTCACGAACCACTTGCCGTCGTCGGTTACCTTGACCACTGCGATCGCCGACTCGTCCAGCCGCTTCTTACTGTTCGCCGCCTGCTTGGCCACTTCCTCGAACCCGGCCAAGTCCACCGCCACGAAGTAACTGCCGTAGTCCGGCTCCTCACCGTACTTGATCCACTCCTCTTTGAACACATCCGCGCCCGCATTGCTGAAGTTGGCCAGGTATTCCTGCTTGAACGCAAACGTGCTCAGCGTCTTCTTCGCCGACTCAATCTCGGTTGGGTCGATCAGCGGGTTGTCCCGCGTGGTGAAGTGCCAGCTCTTCCAGTCGCTGTCCTTTTCCTCCTGCCCCAGCTTCCACAGGTCGTGAAACCAGTTGCGCCCTTTTGGCGTGCCGATGAACATCCCTCGGCCCTTCCTGTCTGACAAGCTGGCCCTGATAACCTGCTCCCACGCCTCTGGCTTGATGTCGGCCACCTCGTCCAGCACCGCATACGTCAGGCTCACCCCGCGCAGCGTGTCCGGTCGGTCTGCGCCCCTGACGTAGATACGCGCCCCGTTGACCATCGTGATGTCCAAGTTGTTCACATGTGAGGACTGGATCACCTCGCGGCCCAGGTCCAGCAGCAAGTCCCAGATGATCTGCCTAGACTGCCCCATCGTCGGGCTGACGTACAACACCGCACTGCCCGGCGGGCACTTGAGCGCCTCAATGATCAGAGTCGTCGCAGCCAGTCTGCTCTTGCCACAGCGCCGCCCAGCGGCGATGACCTTGAACCGCGTCTGGTCTGCGTAGACCGTTTGTTGCCAAGGCAGTAGAGAGAAGTTCAGGTCGCTCATCGGATCGAGAACCCAAGCGGGTCTGCGTACATGACTTCAGCCGGGTTTTGCATCATGTTTGCGGTCCACGCTTGCGCTTTGTCCACAGTGTCCAACCCGATTTCGTCGGGGTCAAATTTAAACTGACGCATGAAAAACTCTTTCCACGCCGTCTCGTGCGTGGGCGCTTTCAACATACGACCTGACTTGTCAGCCGACATGAAGTGCGGCCTGTTGTCCGTGGGGTCGATCTTGGACTGCATGTTGTCCAAGAAAGCGCCTCTGTAGTCGTAGTCTGGGCTTTCCAAAAGCATTTCCAAGACGCGGTTGTCGTCCAGTTTGTCCAACGGCGTGTTGTTTTCCTGAGCAATGTCCTGTTTGATGCTTTTGAACAGATCAGTGTTAGACAGCCAATTACGGAAGGCTGGCTCTTGCTCTGGTTTTAGCGTTGTCGGTTGCCAAGGCGTTTTTGTGAAGTTTTGGTACGCGCTTATCCAATCACTCATCGCAGTGCTCCTTTACAAATCGGTTATGTCCTGGGGGTCTATGACCGTCGGCGCTTCGCCCAGACCCGTGATGTTGATCGTGATGGCGCTGCGCTGGTTCTTGTCCTTCTCGAACATACCTATCGGCAGCGTCCTGTCCATGCACATCTTCAGCGCCGCCATCTGACCAGGGTGCTCATCATTTAGCGCAATCTGGATCACCTTCTCTGCGACATCCTTGCCGCCAGACCTGATCATCAGCTCTTTCAGCTCCTTGATGCGTTGGTGATCCGTCTTGGGCAGGATCGCAGGCGGGTTCTCTGCGTACCTCTGGATCGTCATCTTGATCGGTCTACCGCGTTTTTTTCCTGTAGCCACGGAATGGGATTCCATCTTTTACCCTTTCGGAAGTTAGCGCAATTGTAGGTCAAATAGTCATTTTTCGTTTTTTCAGAGGGTTGGGGGCACCTGTAACTTTTATAAGTCAGCCAGACCCCTCCCCCCCCCATGCTTCAGGCTTCAACCTTTTAAGCTTCAAGCAATCTGCAAGCGGTACGGAGCTGGGAGCACTTAACATAACGCAGCGAGCAAATGGGCGGGGGCAGGATGGCCCTTTTTGCCAGTACTTGACCGGGTACTTGATGCGCTGTCTGTTATGCTGAATTGTTATATATGTTATCTGAAAACAGCATATCTTCGAGGTTGTCGCCGGGGCGAAAACCCGCATTGTGCAACACTGTATAAATTGACAGCAATTCTTTGAACCCGCGTGTCAAGTCACCTTGACCAGCTGTCAGCAAAACAGCGCGATCTTGATCTGTCAATTTGCGCTGAAATTCAACTGTGTCTAACTTGCATGGTCTAACCATTGGAAATGCCTTTCTGGGTCATCTAGGTCAAATTGTCGCCCTAATTTTATCGCCTAATCCTACGCAGCGTGTTTTTGGCGTGCGTCTGATTCTTGGCCCTTTTACCTATATATATATACCCTTACATAAAAGTTCATAAAATAATGACAATTTGACCCAGAATCCCCGCAAAGCCGCGCCAATGCTAGCTTTCTTCTGGGTCAAGTCGCCCCGAAAACGTGACAATTCACAGACAAGAAGTAGCACAGCCTAAGGGTAAACACCTAGAAAATACTGGTAAAATATCCTTTACACTAGAGACTCACACAATCCATTGGAGTAAACATCATGAAATCTACCCGCGCTGAATACTTGAATTTTTTTGCTAACTGGTTGCACTACCAGTTCCCGCGTAACGCTGACATTGTGCGTAACGTGCTCATTACCCGCGAAGTGCAAAAGATCGTCTGTGACGATAGCGAAGCGGCTTATTGGGGCGATCGCGATTGTTGGACAATGCACGATCTCGCTAACAAGCAAGTTCAATCCCGCGCCATTGAAGGGGTCACCGCGTAAGAAAATGCAACTGATAGCGTATGACGTGCGCTATCGGGTGACTTTTCACCAATTCAATCAAATACAGTAAAGGTTCAAAATGTCAAACGTCAACTGGTCAACCCTTTTATATGATGCTGTCAATCAACCCGGCATTGTTAGCAAGTGCTACAGCACTTTTCACAATTACAGCATCGGTAACCAGATGCTCGCCTACTCGCAGCTCGCAGCGCGTGAAATGCCACTGTCACCGATAGCGACATTTAAAAAATGGCAAGAATTGGGCAGGCAAGTTAAAAAGGGCAGCAAAGCGATCGCATTGGTCATGCCCGTGACAATCAATAAAAAGGATGACGCAGGCGCAAAAACTGGTGAAGTGTTTTCATTGTTCACCCTGAAAAATAACTGGTTTACCCTCGATCAAACCGAAGGCGAAGATTTTGCAAACGAAGTCAACACGCCCGCATGGTGCTCTGACACTGCCCTAACTGCCCTTGACATTCTTCAAGTGCGTTATGACTCAGCTAATGGCAACTCGCAGGGTTACGCCACTGGGCGCAACATAGCGATAAACCCGGTTGCAGCCTTACCCCATAAAACACGTTTTCATGAATTGGCGCATGTAGTGTTAGGTCACACACTCGAAGGCGCTATGCACGATAGCGAAACTACACCGCGTGATATACGTGAAGTTGAAGCAGAGTCAGTCGCATACATCCTTTGTAGCGTGCTCGCCTTGCCGGGGTTAACTGAGTCACGCGGCTACATTCAAGGCTGGTTAGCTGGTGGTGAGATAACCGACAAGTCAGCGCAGCGCATATTCGGGGCAGCCGATAAGATTTTGAAGGCTGGAAAGGCTTGATTTTCAGTGTTAGGGGGCTTACCCCTAACGCGGACAATCCGTCCGGTAACAGTAGAGTAAACACCATGTTAACCACTGACTTTTCAGGCACTTACGATTACGAAAAAGAAGAAGCGTTAAACGCTGCAAATTACATTCTGGAAGCACTGCACGATGGCGAGATAAGCCCAGGCACGTTACCAGCAACACTTTTAAAAGAACGTCAACACTGGAAAAAGCACTTGCCTGATACTTTTGAAGATTTTGATAAGCATTTTAATGCTCGAATCAATGAAGGCTTACCAGCAGCCCTTGCTGGTTATAAATTGACCACTGGGGAATAAACCATGAAAAACCTACTCATTGACATCATTAACGCGGCTTTGTTTGCGCTGTTTATCGGCGCACCATTTGCCGGATTCTTTTACCTTTACGGAGCCTGACACCATGAACCAGTACGCAGCAACCATCGAAACCGACGACGACGAACTCAACCGCGAAACCGTTGAATATGACGCACTGAGCGCAAGTGAGGCGCAAGCCTACGCAATGGACGATCTTCAAGACAATCAACGCATTGTTGCCATCTGGCAACGCATTTATTAAGGGGCGCACCATGAAACAATTTGCAGTTGAACTCAAGCGCACAGCGTATGTCACGATTTACGTTGATGCCGAAACCAAAGAACAAGCCGAAGATGCGGCTTGGGCTGAGTTGCAAGCGGGTGAAAGTTACTATGGCGAAGACGCTGACTGGGAGTGCGCCGATGTTTACGAACAATTTGCCACTGACGAAACCCGTTCTTATGGAGCCTAAACCATGACCAAAGACCAATTAGCCGCCATTCGGGAACTCAGAGACGCGGGTTATGCCGTGATTCTTTGGGCGCCTGAGGAACTCAACGGGGTGCACCCGTCAGACGTTGAAGACCAGTCTGTTAGTTTCGCGTCTGAGTATCTGATACCCGCAGAACCCGAAACCGAAACGGGCGAAGACCTCGCCCAGTTTTATGGCCCATCAGCACGTTAAAGGAAAAATCATGATCGAATTTACACACGCCACTACACGCTACACAGTCAAGCCCGAGAACGCGCAAGAGTACCGCCGACTGGCGGCAAACCCGCCAAAAATCAAGCGTAAGGTTGACGCTAAGAATGACAGCATGAAACGCGGTTATCCGGTGTTTGAGCCCGGTATGACAACTGCCGACTATGTGAGCCAGTACGCGGGCCTGAATTCTCGTTTGTTGTTGAAGGGCGAAGGGTTCACGTTTGCCGATCGCGCTGCGCCTATGCTGGACGCTGCACAGCCTGAGGTGTTAGAGGAGCACGACCCGGATTATGAGTACACGCCCACAAAGGCTAAAAAACAAACAGTCGCAAGCCTGAAAGCCGTTATCGCGCAAGCCCTCGAATCAATCCAGCAAGGCGACACCGACACAGCGCAATGCGTGCTCGCTGAGGCGCTACGATGATCTATGCGTGCTTAGCGTTAATTCTGCGCATCCTGACCAACAAAAAATGAAGGGCCCACAAAGGGCCCTTTTTTTATGTGTTCTCAACGGAGCGTCTGAGCTCCGATTTGCTCATGCGCACGTTATCCGGGGCGCAAAAAATGTGCTTCTTGCTCGGGTAGTCCTGCGCAGCGATCCGGCCACAGTCAACCCAGCCCGCTTCCTTGATCGCGTGCAGTAACGCACCCTGGACGACCTTAACACCTTGCGGCGCGAGACCCTGCAAACGGTCGCACAGCGCATGGAAGGGCGAGCCGATGACACCACGGGCGAACTCACCCGCGCGGCGGCGCAGCATGTCCACCAGGAAGGCCTCGGCGGTGCTCATGCCGTGCTCGACCATGATCTGCTTGGCTTCAGTTAAGGGCGGGGGCGCGCTTGGGTTCCATGCGCTCACGTCACGGGTATGCAGGTAATGGGCGACTGCTTGGAACCCGTTTTGGTTCTTGTACCAGTTCCACAGCGCCAGTGCCTCACGCTCAGTTAACCGGGCGGCTTCGCACCAGATCACGAACCAGCGGCGATCCTCTGAGGGCAGCGAGATGGCCACGCGCTCATTCGAGAACGCGATCACGAACAGCCGATTGAGGGCGTAGTACGGGTGCAAGCCCTTGCGGTTAACGGTCAACAGCTCAGGGGGCGCAGCGATGATGGGTTTTAGTGTGTTTTCCAGTGCGCGGCGATCCTTGGCGTCAGCCTGGCGCAGCTCAGAGATTTCCATCACCTCGCATTCGAGAGCGTAACCCCATTGCGACGTCAGGTCTTCGTTTTTGACCAGCGAACAGTTGCGCTTGGCGTCGCCACCGATCGCCCAAAAGAACGGCGCAAACATGGTGTCCTTGCCCGAGCCGTGCGTGCCACCCATCAGGATAGCGTGGTTGATCTTATGGCCAGGGAACTGCACCTTGTGGGCGAGAGCGTTTAAGAGGTGCTCACGTTCGAACTTTTCGGGGACAAGGCGCTCAACATGGCGCAGCCACGGGGACACGTCACCAGCCACGGGTTGAGGGCGTGCGTTGACCCAGCGGTTGCCGTAGGTTAAGCCGTCACGGTTCACGATCGTGCCCGACCCGGCGGCGTAGGTGACGCTGACCAGCGACTGCGCGCCCTTGTCCTGGCGCTGCTCATCGAACGAGTAGGACGCCTCGACCTTGCGGCCATTGTGAACGGACTTGCAGCCGATGTGCCGGAACATGGCATTGAATGTCGACCGTGACAGCTCGCGCCTGTCTTGCAAGTCAAAGTAGGCGTCATCGTCTTGCAGGTAGGCGAAGCGGTCCCACCAGTCGGCCTTCTCAACCCGCGCCATTTCCTTGCGCTGAGTTTCGGCCACCACTGTGGCGGCCACGTTAGGGAACTCGACCGTAGGCGTCAGTTTAGACAGGGCTGACTCCATGGCGCTGACCAGCAGCTCGTCACGCAGGCCGGGCGAGTGGACCGGGCCGCCACTGTCGGCCACCCACTTGAGGAACACAGACGAGTCCAGCTCCAGGCAGTGCGAGTGCAGGCAGCAGTACGCCCGGTTTGCGGGCATGTAGCGGCCCTCGGGGTTGCCGTCTGTGTGCTCGGCAGCGTTAGGGCAGGCCACGCCAGCCCAGCCTTCTTGGTTTGGGTTTGACAGCACCAGCCCGTTATCCGACAGCCAGGCCATCACATCGTCGCCACCATCGTCTTGGACTCGGACCGGGGCGTAGACCGACTCGACCGGGCCCGGCGTGACGTTCATGGCCGCGCACAGCTCTTCGAGGGTGTACTCACGCTCTGGGTTGAACTCGACCAGCGCAGCGGCGAAGCTCTCGCGGCCCGGTTTCAGGTTGATCGAGCCGGGCAGCCGGAAGTTGCGCACGGCGTTGATCGCGCCCTTGTCAGTGTAGCCTGCCTCGGCGATCGCCTTGATCGCGGCAGCGAAGTCGCCCTTGCGCGGTTGCTCACTGAAGGCGTAACCCCACTGAAACGAGCCGGGCGACGTCTCCATGACCCAAGTCGGGGGCAGGGGGCAGGTGTTGGGCACCTTGTCCGTGCCCACGTCGTCCAGCACCATCACAATGACGTACTCGCAGTTGGCAGCCGAGGCGCTGACGTGGCCATCCTTGAAACGGTCGACGATGAAGCTGGCGGTGTTGCCGTACCACGCGCCGGGTTTCATCTTGGAGCCAGGCAGGAACGCTGGCCAAGTCGCCTTGATCGCGCCATCGGCGTGCAGTTGAATCTCACGACCGACGGGTTTTTGCAACACCATCAAAGCGGTCTCGCCCTCAGCGGGCAGTGAGCAGATATAACTGATAAAATCCATCGTGTTTTCTCCTGTTGGGAACTTTAGCCTCCGAGCCACAAACTCGGGGGCTTTTTTACGAATAGCGGGTGGTGGTGACGCCCTCGGCGGCTAAGGGCAAGCCCTCGGCCCATGCGGGTGGGGTACACATGATCTTGTGGATTTCGGCGCTTACAGCGTCGGCTATGTCTTCCCGACACTCGACAACGATCTCGTCGTGGACGTGTAGCACCACGTTATAAATTTGGCGCAGGGACTGGCGCAAGATGTCGTGCGCTGTCGCCTGCGTGACATTCTCGCAAGCCAGGCCACGCCACAGCCGGGCGCGGGGCCACTCCTTGGCGTCGGCGGCGGGTTTCCATGCTGCTTTGGTGTATGTCACGTTGCCTTCGGCGTCAAACTTGGCGTTGGGGTAGCACAGAACCCGGCCAGAGGGCAGACTGTACCAGAGCGTTTGCCCGTCGAACAAGTACACAATGCGACCTGCGGCAAACTCAAAACCTTTGTTTCGCATCGCCCGAAGGTAGGCGGCTTCGAGTTGTTGGCCGTGGGCCTGCGCCCAAGGGTTTGCCCTGCGCCAGCCCTCCACGGCCTTGTTGACTTCGGACACCGACAGCCGGATACCGTAGGCGCGGCCAAACACCTCAAACGCGCCTGCACCGCCCAAGAATCCGAGGGCCAGCTCCTGCACCTTGCCCACCTGCCGCTGGTCCGAGGTGACATCGGCGTAAGGCACGCCGAACGTCGCGGCTGCGTTGACCTTGTACGGGTCCATGCCCGACCGGAACACGTCCAGCTTGGCTTCACCCGCCGGGCAGTTGGACAGCCACGGATGCACACGGCCCTCGATGGCCGACCAGTCGTAGGCGATCAGAACGTGGCCAGGCTTGGCGATCAACGCGGGCCGGAGCATCCCCTTGAGCACATCTGTAATGCGCTTACCAAATCTTGGTGTGATTGCGTGGCCACGCACCATAGCGTGGCGTACTTCATCAGGCTCTTTGGCGCACTTGCGGGTAAAGTTGTGAACCTGAGCGCCATAGCTCGACGCTCGTCCGGTGGCAGCCCCTCCAGCAAAAACAAAAGCGCCTCGGACTCGGTGATCTTCTTCATCGGCCAGGTTCGAGAGGCGGTTGAACTTCGCGACCGAAGACGCCCAGAGGTCGTCCGCGCATTGAATAACGTCTGCAACATGGGGCGGAATCTCATCGGGGTCTTCCATCGCGAGCAGGTTGGCCCGCACAGTCTTGTCAATCGAATACTTCTCGCCCGTCCACATCAGCTTCTTGGCTTCAGGCCCGACACGCTCCAGCACCCACTCGCGCATCTTAGGCGACCTGACGCTGGTGATCGCGCCCTCGGTCACCTCGGACACGATCTGCTGAATCTCCACGGTCTCATCGGCGGAATACTTCACAGCGGCGTGGCACAGCGGCACGTCCACCAGCACGCCACGGTCGTTGATCTGCTCGTTGACGTGGTAGTCCAGCAGTTCGTCATCGGACAGCGGGCGCAGCGACTTGCTGACTAGGCGCATCACACGGACATCCTGTTCGCAATAGCGCACCATCTCATCCATCAGGGCGGCGTCCTCGCGGAACTGGCCGTTGGGCTGAGGGATGGACAGCAGCCGGATCAGTTGACTGCCCCGGTGGTCCTTGCGCATGTCAGCGCCAGCAAAGCGGCCCACGTCCTCCAGCGAGCCAGGCGCGCAGTTGGCGCGGGCTTGTGCTGCGGTGCAGTAGAACTGCTCTAGTTTGAAATCTACTTGTAGCACGTACCAGAAGATCAGGCGCTCAAACGCTGCGTTGTGCGCGTAGATCAGGCCAGTATGATTGCGGACAGCGGCAGGGAATTCGTCATGGGGCAGCCACGTCTGCACTTCTTCATCATCGAAGGCGTAGGACATACACAGCACGTCGGTGCTCGCGTCCTGCGCGTAGTTGTAGACGCCCTTGGCCTTCAGGTCACAGCGGCTGCGGGTCTCAAAATCTATCCAGAGAATCATGTTGCGTTCCTTTTCCAATGCCCTCTGTCACAGGGCATCAGAAAAGGTTACGCTGCGCGGCGGCGGCGGGCTGGCGCTTCTTCAGTTGGCGCAGCTTCTGGCGCTTCGCCGTCCATGCTCATCCACTCCACGATCTCAAAGACCGGGGTGTAGATTTTGCCGTACGACTTGTGCTGATAGTGGTCCTTCTTCAGCCGCACGATGGCCACTGGTTTGGTCTGGTCTTTATCGACCTGATCAGCCAGGGCCACGGCCAAGGTCTGCACTGCACGCTTACCGCCGACGGATGTCACGGTGTAGCGGGCTTCCAGACCCTTGTCGTCGCCAGAGACGCACTTCATGGACATGCCGACCTGTGACTCCCAGCCCTTCTTGGCACCGGGAGGTGCTTCGTCGAGTTCTGGCAGAGGGTTGGCGATGCCGACCATCTTTTCGCCGAGCACCTCGCCGTCGCCCCAGGCGATAAAGCCGTGGACGAACGACAAAGGATTGACGGCCCAAGTCGAGCCTTCTTCGATCTCGGTCTGGTCTGCACCGAAGACCCAATGGCCACCCTTGTCCATCTTGATGATGGCCACGCCAGTGTCGCCGCCAACGGGTTGGAGGTTACGCAAGGCGCTGGTCAGGGCGGGGAGGTTTGCTTTGGAGAATGTTGCGAGTTGCATAGTCTACTTTCACTGAAGTTTAGAAATAGCGGCCCGAAGGTCGCCGAGTTGCAACACTGCTGGGCGGGAGTCATCCTCGCTTGCCAGTGTTGTGCCTGAAGACACCGACTTGACGAGTTCGTCAGGCAGTGCCAACTTGCGCTTTTTCAGCACCTTCTCAATCTGAGCAGGGCTGCGAATTTCCTCTGGGCTGAACAGCTCGCCACGGGGCACACCCATGTCGTGCAGCGCAGCGATTGCTTTGTTCTCATCGGTCCACTGACGCCGGGCTTGCTTCTGTACAATTTTATACCCCGGCACGGGAATGTTTTTCTCAAGCAACTGGAACGCCAGCGCCCGCAGGTCAGTGATCCAGTCTTCCAGCACGTCGGCCTTGGTTAGATACTGGCCAAGCGTAACGGCGTCGATCTCTTTGAGCTGCACTTGCAGCGCGCGGTCAACAGCGCCCGTCATCTGAGGGCAAACGGGCTTGGCTGCGCACCAGCGGCAGTGATCGCCAGAATGCAAAACTGCGTCGGGATACTGAGACTCTTTAACTGCCTGCACCAGCGTCTGCTCGAACTGCGCAATGCGCTCGGGCGTTGTCGTCCAGCGGCGGATCATGGGCGGCTGCACGATCACGCACTCGATCTCGGTCGCGCCCTCGAAGGCCCACTGCAAGGCAGTCGTTCGCATCGCGGCGGCTGCGTAGAACATGAGCTGTTCGTTTTCCTCTGCTGACACCATTACGCCGTCTCCGAACTTCCAGTCAAGCACCACGGCCTTGTCGCCTATGCGACCCACGAAGTCGGTCGAACCGAACACGCCCGGCAGCAGATCACCGAAGCCGACCCGCGTCTCGACTTCGTAGCTCATCTCCTGCTTAGGGTCGATCTCGTCCAGCAGCGCCAGCGCAGGCATCAGCTTGTCGTCGATCAGGTCTTGCGTGAGCACTTGGTCTTCGTGCTTCTTGCCGAGGAAAGTCTCAAGCGGCTTGAGCGTTGCCAAGTGCTCTGCGATCGTGTCGTGCAGCAGTGTGCCTTCGTCGGCGTACTTGCTGCTGGGCTTTGGAGGCATCTTCTGCACCAGCGCCACAGAGCCAGGGCAGTTGATGACGCGCTTGGCGGTGCTGCCGCCGACGATGTTACTGTGCTGCATTTCGGGCCTCCATCATGGCATCTGCCCACTGGTAAGCTGTATCAGCAAGAATGCCCTTTGCAATTTCGTGCATTTCATCACTCTCGTACTCACCCTGCATAGTTTTAAGAATAAAGCGGTGATCTTTACCCATTAATTTATGCAATGCTTGCACCGCAAAGTAGTCACGCAAGGTTGGTGTGTTATTCGACATTTTCTGTCTCCGTGGTCAAAGCGATCAATGCGTCACGCAATTGCTCGGCCTGCTCTTTTGAAAGATGGGTGGATGTGTAAGCGCAGTGGCGATTGAGGCTGATCCAGATGCCACCCTCGTATGGGGTGAGGTTGATGTTGCTGTACTCGGCGCCTTTAATTGAGTAGTCCATTTGACTGT